TTTTCACTCTTTACAAATAAACTACCTTTGATTTTGAGCCCTAGATCATCAGACTCGGGGACAAACGTTCCTATTATATCCTCGAGTCTGCTCGAATGTTCGTATCTGAGCGGGTATTCCCTGCCTAGATAATCATCAAAAGCTCCCTTTACGATAACATCTCCGTCTGTATCAACGATCCCGTAGATGTTCCCGTAACCCTCGATGTATCCATCAAAAGCTTCTGATGATTTTGTGATCGGAATATTATCAATATAAAATTTCATATAATCTAAATTAATCACTATTTATAGTATATATAATAACACAGTTTTTATTGATCGCTGATCGTTATACCCAAAATTTTCGCAGACTCGGCAGTCAATGTCATCATAGAGCATCTACAATTTATAACATTCTTTGATGAGCCTTCACTCGAGTGTGGATGATCCATGAGCTCACCGCCTACGTTAAACCTTGCATCCATTTTGATAGCTGGGTGAGAGCCCATTGCGTAATGATCAGGTCGAGTTCTCTTATCAAAAACGGGATTCCACTTTTTGTACATCTGTATTTCATATTGTTCCTGCAGGCTCTTTGCACGTGAGAACTGAGCATAGTTCATAGCAGATGCAGTTTCTGTTCTTGCGATCCTAACTATCTCAAAATCTTTTAGAGAAACTAACTTTCTCAAATCACTAGCAATCTCAGAAGGGGCTAGACCTTGTGAGATGCCAGACTCGATAACCTCTCTCACTCCATCGAGGAATGTATTACTTATTGATACAATCTTGGCAGCGGTATAGCTAGATTCTATGTATTCATTCACATACTCATCATACACATCATCCGATTCTTTTATCAATAGCTTGATCTGTCTCTTAACAATCATATCCGAGGGTTTCATTATTTTTTTTGTCATATCAATGAATAATTTTCTATGAGCAAAGATTACATTTAGATTACTTGAATTTACAAATCTATATCGTAGATATTGAGACGCATATTGATTGTACAATTCCCTTCTCAACGCTCTTAGTTTTTTTATATATATATTTTCTAAACTTATCTGTAAATCAGATAACTGTCTTACGTATTGATAATATTTTTGTTTTTTATTCATATTGATTATCATCATTGTTATCAGTATTGTCGGCAGACGGGATCGACGGCTCGGGTATATACTCTGACTCTTCCCACACTAATCCTAACATCTGATTAACCTGACGTGCCGTCAATACACCAGCTTTTAACAAAGATATATACATATCCGACTTCTCTTTGTTCTCACCAGTCAATGCTGGAGTCATATCAGAGTCGGGTCGAACAATGATTGATTTCTCAGATAAACTCGGAGTAATTTTTGAGATGAATAAATAAACACGACAAGCAAGAGGTAATACAGTATTACGATAGAATGATCTCGACGCTTCTGATTGATTATTGAATGTAGAGGCATCCATGAACACCATCTGATGAGGAATTTGGAATGCCGTCAAGATTAATTGCTCTAACTTTGAAATCAATTCAATAAAATTCATTTCACTTGGGGTGATACCTACTTTAATATTTTGAATCGGGATTTCATTCAATACAAGCGGAGTTCCGTGAGCACGAGAGAACTTATCCTCAATCTGTTTATTTTTCTTAATAAGTTCTTCGGCATTATACATATCACTAATTTTGCTAGTATCTAGGTTTATAATGCTCGATGGACAGCCTGATTTCAATAATTTTACATTATATTCCAATCCTAATAAATCTGCATATGCCTCTTTGTAGCAAGAATCTAATGGACTATGAGCGTCATAAAAATTATCAGGAGATCTATCATAGAATCTATATATTCTATTATCATACATACTATCGTACATTGATTTATAACAATTATTATCATGATCGTATTGATATCTCTCAGTACGACCCTCATTGTTAACGTCTAGCAGTGTATATTGACCTTCTTTATCCTTTGAGTATTTCATTATCTTCGTGAAAGGGATAACAGACATTGAATTTATTCCACTACCCATCGATAGAACACGCACATATGTTTCTTTGATTAGATATTGAACGATTATATCTCTTATGAATGATCTACGATCCTGATGAGTTGATGGAGATTCTAATTGTCTTATCAGATCTGGCATATCTTCTTTCTGATCATTCATTGAGAGCTCGATAGGTAGATCAGACACGGCACTTGCTATCATATTTATACATCTATTTACGATCGTATTATATTTATATATACTTATAAGAGCATTGTTATCAGCGATTGTCATTCCATCATAGTTGATCAGATTGAATGCAGACAATGAGCCTCTACTCTGCCCCCCGAAGATTCCAGCAATTTTACCAAAAAGATTATTTATCATAATATAGTATATATATTGTCATCATGATTACTCTATATAATATATTATCATAATATCACGCATTCATGAATAAATTTGATAACACTGCCCCACGTTTGCTATTCACAAACTTATCGAGACAACCCGATAAACCGTCTATAAAGTCATCGTGTGTGCCAGAGGGGAATGAAGTTAGCTGATGAACAGCCTCTTTTATGAATTTAGAATTCTTTGGCAGGAATATTTTGTTCTCACCTTCCATTTTGTTTTTGTAAAAGAATTGTGTGTGAGGCTCAAAGTGAGTGACCTTGTCTGAGCTATATCTGAGTTCTTCGAGAGGGAGTCTATCTATATTGTATTTTTCACGTGCCATCTGACGGGTCACCAATCCAAAACCCTGATTTGCTTTTTCATCAAATGTTATTTTTCTCAACTTCCCTCCATCTCTAAACCTTCCATATTTCTTGAGTATAGAAATGATTGACTCTGCCTGTTCCAAAACATTTATTCTATCCAAAATGATATCTAATACATACAGATTATTATCTTTTTTATTATGTCCGATACTCACAAGGCAATAATAATCACCTTTTTTGATATTATCAGCCTTGTGAGTAGTATCTGCATGAGCATATATATAATCAATATCATCAATATCAACATGATCATAGAATAGTACATACTCGAGAGGAACGAAGGTAGATGTAAGATCAGACGGGCAACACATCCGACTCGATTGAAAATATAAAGGTCTCGATTCACGCTCTCTGAGCATTATGTGAGTCGGGAATTTACTTTCCCATATTGATTTAGAATTCTCGTCCAAGGCTGGATAAACACGGCAATCAAAATCAAAAAACTCAGGAGCGGGGACAGAAGCGGTTCTACAGGTTATTATCTTATTAGTCAATGAGTTTATTGATAGATTGCTATTTATCATTCTAAATCTCCCCTCGCTAGGACTAGGAAGTCGCTCCAATAAGACCATGAATAGCCACTCTTGTAAATTATTAGTACGATAAACAGACTTTGCCTGATCGAAATCCTCCATATCGTCCGCTACAATCAGGCTAGGACGGGAACCCAAAAAATTCACCCCCTCTAGTGGCATCCCCGCACTAGTTCCTCTAATCGATGCCTCATATCCATCATCAAATCGTATCACTATCTCTAGCTCACGATCTACAATAATCTCATATCTACCGACCCCATGAATTCGCTCACATAATGAGATCATTCCCTGATTCTCTATAACTCTCTTCATGGTCTTAAAATGATCTCGAGTCCTAGCACGGGTACTAGATAGATATATCACTATACGATCCTGTCTGGACAATAATCTATATACACTCCATATCCTTGCAATACTAGACTTTGCGAACTGAACAGGAGCACATATTAGCTGTTCCCGAACTTCCCCTTCTAGAGCGGATAATATGTCATAATGAAAAGCAGGAACCTCAAAGTTCCCGCCACATGAGGATAGTGATGGATCTAATATTGACAACCCTATTTTGTGAAATTTTCTAATAAATGTTTTTTTATTTATTTTCATATTTATTTTATTTATTTTATTTTAATTATTTATTTATTTTATTTTATTTATTTATTTTATTTTATTTTATTTTATTTTATAAATCACCCTCATCATCATTTTCTATAATCTTTATTATATTGTCATTGTCCTGATCTGCATTCCCGCTTGTATTGACTATTTTTGTAGCAACGGTGAGATTGTTATGAGGATTGTGATAACCTCTACTAGCTCCTCTATTTTGGAGAAGAAATTTCACAGAGTTGAAATGATCATTGTGTTTATCATCTTTCACCATGACGGATAATGCATCTTCTGCTACGTCTAAGATTATTTCACGCTCATTATCAACTAATACACGGAATATGTCAATCGAATTATAATAATTATGTATTGTTCTGCGAGTACATCCAAGCCTTGAGGCTATCAAAGTAAAATTGCCATTTGAGTTCTCTATAACCTTAAACATCTTTGAAATCGTTAAAAATTTTGCCTCAGCGATCCTTTTACGATCTTCTGTACTCACAAAACTTCTCAGATATTCATCTTTTTTATTACATCTTTCAATTGATGTCATATTCTCAAAATTATCAATGCTGAAAAGCTTCCGAGGTCTCCCTCTTTTTCTCTTCAGTTCCAAACATCCACTATTTTCTTGATTCTCACTATTTTCTTCCATATAAAAATCTCATATCAGTGTATTTGTATTAATTATATCATATTTGTAATATTGTAATATCATGTAATATATGTAATATTTCAATATATTACAATATAACCCTTATATATAAAGAGTTGTGGGGTTTTGTAATATTGTAATATTTGTAATA